TATCACACTGAAACACCTTTGAGCGAACAAACATGGCTTGTAATTATAGATACAAAAACTGAAAATGTTTATTTTAAAAATATGTCTCAAAAAGATAATAAGACTGTGGGAGGTGATAGTTAATGGCAAAAGTAAAATTGTTCGGTGGAGTTACATACAATGCTTTTGGCGTTGACGAAGGCTCTCATTCTGATGATTTAAAAGAGACATTAACACAAGCGTATGGGAATTATAGTTGGAATTCTAATACAAAATTGTTGGCAAACTTTAATGATACGTTATCGGGAAGTAACTTTGACGGTTCATATGAAAATATTGACCATTTTCAAGTTTATAAAACGTTAGGCGAACAAGATACGTTACATAAAGTATGTCAAACTGAAAATCCTACTCAACGTGTGATAGAAGATTTCGCTGTTGGAGATTTATGTGATTACCAATATTATATTTTTGGTATTTGCAATAATACAATGGATGTCAATGGGGTGCAAGTAAATATCAAAACAATCTCTCCTCTTGTATCGGATAAAATCCAACTGCATAGAGGAACGGTCTCTGTAATCGGACTTGTTCCAACGGATAAAGAAAATACTTATACCATAGACGAAGATAACATATGGCAATTAGATATTAATGTTACTAATGACGGTTATACATTAAATACTGACAAGACGTTCTATCAAACACAAAACGCATATGGCAAAGCCACCGGTGGTAATCGTAAACAAAGAACTATGTCTATTACAGGGTTGCTTGGCAAGATAGATTGTAGTAATGACAGTGAATATGTAGACACCTATGATGACATTATAAATTGGGAAAACTTCGTATCAAGTAATAGTCTTAAAATGCTCATAGATTTAAGAGGATTAATAACAATCGGCGATACTGACGTTAATCCTACATTCCAATATGATACAAATGATAACCATGACGTGTCAGTAACCTTTACATTTAATCAGTTAAATGATATTGATACGGTTGATGTGTTGGGTATGACATTGCCGATTAATCCATTGTATTATGAATATTTAGCGGATAGCGAAGGAGCTTTGTTGAAAGATACAGTTGAAGTTGATTCGAATAATAAATATCACGAATACCTTGCTTCTCCCCTTTTGGACGGTGGTTTAATATGAACATATATAAGAACGGATATGTAGTTGACAGTATCCATAATATTAATATTGCAAATATAACAAAACAGGTATATCTAAATTCGTTCAGCAAACTTGGGTTTGAGAGAATGCTCAAAGTGTTCAAAGCTGATATAGTTATACCTGTTTTTAGATTGTATTTGTTGGACGAAGATGAAAATATATCAATAGACGCAAGCGATGATTTAATGTCAGCGAGTTTAAGTATTACATATCAGACTGGTCAAAGACGTACAATGAATATTACTCTTGCAAATATAGATAATAAGTGGAAGCCTAAGCCGATCAAGGGACTAATATGGACTGGAAGCAAATTCAGATTTGATTCTGGTATTGTTATTGGTGACACAATATATTGGAAACAACAAGGAGTATTTGTTTTTAAAGACCCTACATTATCAAGAGAAAATTCAAATCAAACAATCTCATTATCATTATGTGATAAGTTTGGTTTATTTGATGGCAGTGTTTATGGAACGACAAGTTTAAAGACAATCATTCCTGTTGGTGTTCCAATGAAGAATGCTTTTACTTCTCTATTGGCAAGCGACAGAGGAAATGGCAAACCATTTGACCTAAAACCAATTATCTTCAATAGTGAATATACGGACGTTAATACATATTACACTATCAAACAAGATGCCGGTACAAAAGTCAGTGAGATATTTACAAGTATGGGAGAAACCATTTCGTCTGATGTATATTATAATGAATTTGGCAATATGGTTGTTAGTTCTAATGTTAATGAGTTTATATCATCTAACTTTCCTGTTGTATATCGTTTTGAGGAAAATGACAAAGATATTGTGTCGGCAAATGTTGTTTATAATACATCACAAGTCAGAAATAAAGTTGTTGTTAAAGGTGCTATTGCCAACGGTTATCAATTCAGTGCTATTGCCGAAAATAAGAATTTGAAATCAGACTATTGTATTCAGTATAATGGCGAAATACCAGAAGTTATAAATGATAGTAAGCTATATGCTGATTCATTGTGTATGTCACGGGCAATGTATGAATTGATTAATTTTAGTCGTGGTACGAAAACATTGAATCTATCATGTACATATAATCCTATATTCGATGTAAACCAGTCTGTTATGGTCAATTATCCAAGCTTAGGCATTAACAACGAAAACTATGTCATTGACTCTATTTCAATGAATATGGATAGTGGTGCAACTACATCTTTAACAATGACAAATATTAACGAGGTGATCTTTTGATAGACAAAGAGGAAGAAAAAATAGATTTTAATGATGAAACAGTTATTGCATATGTAAATATGATACGTCAAATTATCCAAAGTGAAGTTTCAACATATTTAAAAAATCAGAATATTGAAACATTTGAGGATTTAAAAGTGCAAAGCGTTTCTGATGACGGATTACACGCAACATTGAAAGATACGACTACAAAAGAAGTATATGAAAATATACCTAACTATACAAATATAAAAATCAAACCAAATGATTTTGTTCGAATGTATATTAGTAATCAAGGATTAAAAAAATATATTGGGCAAACCTTTGGTTCAAGAACAGAATATCTATGTCAAACAGAAAAGGACGGTGATAAATAGTGGCATTAAATATAGATACAAGCAATGTTACACTGATGAGTGAATTTAAAAGTGCAATTGAAAAATATGTTCAAGAATATGTTCAAGAATACGTAAATGTGACTCTTGGCGGAACACATAAAGAAAAAGCTGATAGTAGTTGGAAATTTGAAGGCGGTACGGCTGAGAAAACCCATGATTTGTACATGTATATTCCTTGTGCTATATCAACGTCAAGTAATCATTGGGGAGTTATTAATATTAAGAGGAACGATGTTGAATATAAGAAGACAGATGGTGTTCAAATCTTTTTTTGGTTTAACGGCACAGATTTTCAATATAGTTTGAATACCAAAAGAATTTATGAAATTACTCGTAGTT